GTCCCCGATCTCTTCACGACTCACCACAATGCCAGCAACTTCGGCTTCGTTTGTGGTGTTTGCCTGAGCACGAACATAGATTCCATTAGGATATGTGGCGGTAGATGTTCCAGGATCACTACCTCCTCTGGTGTAGGTGAGTGTTGCGCTTCCTGGCTTGAATCGTAGAATGTCTCCCAGTTTGAACTGGTTTAGTTGCACTATTCTTACTGATGTCTGCGCCGAAGAACTCAGAACCAATGGCTCTGTCATTACTCCGCCAGTCCACGGATACACAATCGCGGACGAAGGCGAAGTGGCAAGCATCAATCCCTTGTGTACAACTCCTGCCTGAGTGGGCTGTATTGCAGTTATCTTTCCAGCAGTGAATGGACTCAAATAGTATACAGACCCAGTAATCAGCGATGTGCCGTCAGCATTTACACCAGCACCAATACCAAAAACTTCACCGATGAATGTGATTTCAAATGTGTTACCATCAATAATATGTGATATGATTCCAACCACTTCCGCGTTTGTGGCAGAGTCTGCTTTTGCTGCAAAATACACACCAGAAGAGTTCAGCGACAGGGGAATACCCACAGCCGAAAACGAGTGTCCTGTCTGCTTTACTATTTTTTTGTTTACGCCATTGGGGATACGGACAAACGGTTGTTCTCCAGCACTCAAACCTGCCGTAGCGTATGTGGCACCGTTCACTACTTCCATGAAAACCGTTGCTCCTGCTGGCGAGTAACGGCTAAATGTGATAACTCTGTCTGTTGTGCTTCCGCCAACAGTGGTCAACGAAATCTGATACCCGTGTTCACTTGTAGTCCCGCCATCAAGCAGGATGGCAGTTCCGTGAACATCAAGAGTGGTTCCTTCATGGGGATAAATGCCAGCCACTCCGCCAGTAAAACCAATATGTGCATCTGATCGCCAGATTCCCGTCAAGCCATGAATGTATTGTGGAGTCCATATCCAAGAAGCAGTGTTTCCGCTTCCACGATTAATGAAGACTCCACCACCACCAGCCTCTGAAATTTTGGTATCACTTGCCTCTGCTGTATCACCAAGCACAAGATTGTAATCATCAATCGTTACAAGATTGGCGTTTACGGTGAATGTTGGAGCATTGAATGTAACAGGACCGTTGAATGTTACTCCGTCTTCAAACACAACAGGAGCGATAAACGACACACCAGTAGTAACATTGTCTTGCAGTTCAAACAACGCAGTTCCACCAGCAGAAACGCTGATAGAAATGCTTCCCGAGCATACTCCCTCATACATCTTGAATTTGTTGAGTTTGTATACCGATAGATTGCTGATGTCCCTCCAAGTGTTGAAGGTATCACCAAGGTCTACTTCAGGTATCTGAAAATTGATGTTGTCTGGTCCTGTGTCTACTGGCATGGTTATTCACTCTTCCGTTGATTGGAAATGATTGACCGCAGTTCGTTCATTTCTTGCTTCAGTGTATTTATCTCTTGCCGCATAGACTCTATGGTGTCCTGATTCTTCTTTTTTTCCATGTACTCCTGCATCCTGCTGTGATCAGCAAGGATAGCAGCACCGTTTGCTCCCCGTGTATACTTCATCATGGCTTATAGTAACTGACGGTTCTGATGTTTCTAATAATCGGGGTATTGTCGTAAACAGGATTTGAAGGAGAAGTCATTCGCACTTTGATCTGATACGACTGGAATGTAGTATTCGCGGGAAGTGCGGACGAGCGGAAATCTGATTCCCTGAAATCAAAATCGGATGCAGCAGTAAAAGCAGGAGTCGTAGTGGAACGATTGAGTGGGATCCACGATTTGTCAAATATATCGGTTTCCCCGTTTACGCTGTAGCGATAGTACACCTGTACACCAGATCCTAGCGGAGTGCATTCATCAACAAAAACCGCCAGACCATTAGACGAAATTGCATCTGGCAACTCTACTACTCGGGACACATATTCCGATACAGGGTTGATTTTTGTTTTGTACATCTTTACAGCAAAACCGCCCAACGATTGCAGATCCACAACAGGCGAAACTGCCGTGCTGGCACCACGCTTCAAAACCAGTGTTGCCGAAGGGTTTGATCCAATTATTTGAGAAAGATAGATGGATTCACCCGAATAATAGGAATAATCGGCTATTGTTCGGTCAATAGAACATCCGTATGGAATGATCTCGTTCATCCCGACTCGGACGATCTGATAGTCAATCAATCCAGTAACAGTATTGAAATTAATGGTTCCCTGCTGAACGAAATCGCACCTGTTCACCGTGAACATGATATCCGTTGAAGGTTCGGATACAGCATATCCTGTTCCCTGCGGAACAAACAGTGTCCCAACCAACTGTGAATTTCCTGCCCTGCCTGAAGTGGATTCGCCAACAGATACTGCATTAAAGCCTGTATCGGATGCATACAACTCGTAATCATCGCTATTGCACATTATCGCAAGAGCGTACTCACCAGGCTCAAGATAAACTGGACTACTAAACTCAAAAATCGTCTCTACTGGAGCATCACTGTTTGCATTAATGTTTTCTGGGAAAAGAACACTTGTGCTGAACGGCACAACTGCTGAAGGAGAGGGGTATCCAGAAATGGTTGGACGAATCTGTACAACAACTGGAATCCTAGAGTCCTTCTTGGAGAAATACAGAGAAACACTCTTCAAAAACACTCCTTCGGGATTGGATTTAGTATCCACGAAGAATGTCTGTGCCATTGGATCTGCCCACTGATCATTTTGAACGGTATCAATATCTCGTAGGAAAGGATCCTTTGCTATGGTTTCGCTGCTTGGAGTTTGCCTTCTGAGTTCTGCTCCACGAACAGAATACACTCCAGACGAACGCTGCTCCAGTACTCCAGAACAATGAACAACAGCATCAGCAGACATTTCAGCATCTGCAATATCATCACTGCTAGAAATTCTTACTGTTCTCGTTCCAATCAGATTAGAACCACCGCTGATCAAAACAGTGGCAGAAGCAGATCCTCTGGAGTCTGTGCTGATTCCGCTTTGTACCAAATTATTGTCAAAATACAAAAGAAGATCCTGCGAATTTGGCTTCAGTCCGTGAACCGTTGCCTGAATTGCTGTTTCTTGAATGTATGGCAAAACACTGCGGTCAACAATCTTGTTTCCAATTTTGTTCTTGATTCTGCTCTTCAACTGTCTAGCCCTGACATAATTGCTAGTCTTTTCATTCAGTGGCTTTGCATTTCGGCTAGCGGAAGAACGAACATTTCCCGAGTTGATGTTTGGTATTGAGGATTCAGAATAAACGCGAGCAGTATCCAGAACTCTCTTCTGAATATCATCCTGAACCTCTTCCACATCATCTATTCCATACCAAATGCTTTCCCAATCGTTCCACTGTGTACCAAAACCCCGAGAATCGTTGGTATTGGAAGACAGCCAGTTATCGTTTTCCATCAGAGCATTTGTCTTGACCACAGGTCTATATGACCTATCATATTTCGGAATAACTGTCTGCGACAAAGACATGAAACCAAGCCAACTCACATTGTTTGTTGGATTGATCTTTATGGTTTTGGTGTAGGATTTGTTCTCTATGTACGGTTTTGTATAGTAGTTGAGAGTCGCTATACCGTCAGCAGAAACGAGCGTATCCGTGGTCGCTCCAGCATAATTGAGAGTGGGGAACCCGATATCCACCGTTGAGAAGAATGGACGGAGTTCACCGCGTTCAAAGTCTATGGAACAATTGTGTTCGTCAGAAGAAACATCTGATACAGAGTGACCATAGAATTCATCAACGAAAATTGAGGTTTTCAGTGGCTCAACTGTATCGTTAACCGATGTCTTCAGAGAGCGCGTCTCAATTTCGTTTTCCGAAATAGACAGTTTGGTAAATACCTCAACATCTTCCACTCTTCTCTGAATTCTACCGATGTCCGACATCGTAAACCGCTTTGTATCAAACGGCGTGATCAACACATCTTCTGGATTGTGTGTGAATGCGGGAACCGTTAGTGCAGATAGTATGAGCGCGTCTTGAGGATCAGAAGGTGGAACAGGAGAAATGCTCGGAGTTCCCTTTTGCAGGAAGAACTCGGGAGATCCGTCTTCTGGATCTACACGCAAACAAAGTTTGTCTATGCGCGGAAGATAGTGATAGTATTGAAGTTCCGTGTCTCCAAAAGTTCCAAACTCGGATCTGCCGTATGGCTTGATCATAGGAGTAGACGCTGTAAGACCGCTGTGACGGAAATCCAAACAATTAGCAAGAGACACCGTTTTGCCTGTTCGCGGATTTGTATACAGAGGAATTTTTTCGTAGTCAACATCATAAGAGTGCCGACCCACAAAAGGAGCATAAGGAAGACCGCTATGGGCAAAATACGAATATGTTACCTTGATATTGACGGCGGACGGTGCTGCGCCACTATATCGTGACTGACCAGCAGCAGACGATTTAATGTACAGTCTGCCACGATTGTATGTGGCTTCTCTCTGCCCATCGTCAAATTCAAAATCGCTCAAGTAACTAACACTAGTCGTGTTGTTCACGATGCTCTCAACAGAGAAAATGTCTATGTCTGGAAGTTCAAAGAACTTGCGACCAGTTGAATCTATTGAGTAAGTGGAAGAGAGGAAGGTGTGGGTCTTTTGGGTGTTTAGCGTCTTGATGCGATAAGTAGACGGATCAGTTATGGTTGGAGTATAAACCACGGGGGCTACTACTTTCAGATTTCCCGATATAAATGCTGCTGGAGCATTGAAAATCTGAATGGTGAACTGAGTTTCGTCAACGCTAGAAAGAGTCACACCAGAAGACGGAAGAGTGTATGCCACACCGTTTGGATTAATTATAGAAATTTCTGATGTGTCTGAAGAGTTTGTAGGATCTCCGCTTCCATAGTTAAGGAAGTTGAAAGTAGATGCAACAGGAGAACTCATGCTGCCACTAAAGTGGTCTTTGGTAACAGTATAGGTCGTAATATTTGTAGTGGAATTATGAGATGGAACAACAAAGTTAGTGTTGCCACCAATCATTTTTCCTACTACGCGAGCATATGATATATCAGAAACCGCATATCCAGGCTTCATTTCAAAAACCAAAGACTGCTTTTCCGCCAATTGAACATTTCCAAAAACACTTCCAGAGTTAGGACTCAATCTACCTGCTGTTACAGCAGCAACAGATGGCGGAAGAGCAGTAAGATAGATCATCGCAGAACTTCCGCTCTGCACAGATCCACTTATTCCATGCAGATACATTCTGTATCTGCTGTCGTTCTGACCAGCAGCAGTATTCGGCATCATGCCATGAACATAACCCGTGGCAACAATCTGATTTGTTGCATTATGAAAACGAACGAATGCAAACCCAGAGCCGATTGTAAACAGATTCGTTGAAAAAACTGAGCCAAACGAATCTAGTTTTACATCAACATAGTTGCCCACCGTAAAATCGTAGGACAGATACGACGGAGAACCTTCAAGTTTGGTTGTCTGTGCTCGGGGAAGTTCCAGCGACAGTGGATATTGGTTTTCAATTTCCCGACCAAGTACATACGCCTTTCCTTGTCCTACAAGCACCGAAAAGTTTGCCGTGTTTTCAGAACCTGGCTTAATCGTGATATCAAAGGGATTAACACTATACGAACCAGACTCATCAAATGTTCTGCGAGAAAGTGTTTTCTCTATCTCTGCGTATGAGATGCGATCAATCTTTTTTACAATCTTTCCAGACTCAAACCTCAACAGTTCCACAAAATCATTCGGTGTCTCCTCAATTCCGTACTGTGCGAGCACAGGAGTGATCCTGTAGCGATCTGCACCGATAGCATTGTAGTTGTACGATCCAATTGAAGGATCTCTCAAAGTCGCGTCTTGTTTGTCTGATATGTTGTCTCTATCAATAAAGAATCCGATCTTCTTTGATAGATCATCGTAATCATTCATCTCCAAGTCACGATGCGTTTCAGTGTTGTTGTACGGAGCAAAAACTTGTGCATCAGTTCGGACAAAAAATCCGTCAATATAGAAAATTCCTTCGGTAACCGTGACCAGTTTGCACTTCCCTGCTGTAGAGAAAATAGAACTGGTTGACACAGAAAACCCAGCAAGGGTCGTGCTGTCTTTGACAAAATCAAAGTTTCCAGAAAACTCAAATCCCGACAAAAAATCAACGATCAGTATGAGTTTTCCGTCACGAGAAACATCGGGGGAGATGTAATGAACAATTTTTGCTTCTGTTAGATCCCCAACAACAGTGGAACGAAGGTATCCACCAACAAGACTGTCGTAATCAGAAGATCCAAAAAGAGGAGAATCAACGCCAGCATCAACCATGATATAACTGGAGTTTCTTACCGAAATACCTCCACCAAGAACACGGGATCCATCCTTGAACAGATGGTCACCAATTTTTGAAATTTGGTTTTGTAGGAGTGTCTGCGCTTGCGTCAGTTCACGCGCTTGCAGAGCATAACCAGGCTTGAAAAGAACTCGCAAAAATCCTTTTGAAGAGTCAAAATCATCATAGTAAGGATTGATGTTGAATATGCTTGGATCGTATGCCATGTGTTCCTCTTAGAAGCCCAGCCGAATACGGAATTCTTCTTCTTGACCCAAAGTTCTCTGTATGGGGCGTACATTCTGTATGTATAACACCTCGCCCGATGTTGGTTTTATCTCTGCTTGAGTAACAGAAGAAACGATATAGTTACCAAGAGTAGTGCCTGTTAGACCATGCGTCTCTACGCTTCTGAACCTGCCAACAGGATTGGTGACATACAGGTGTCCTTTTGCGGGATTGACGAAATCCCAGTGGTAGACAGTTCCCCGAGCGTAGTTTGAAACTCCACTTGTTGAACCCTGAACAACAGTGTCTCCGTTGGAAAAAGAACTACGAGTAAGTTGATACGATGTAATGTCTATTCCGCCTGTAGCAGAGTTGGCACTGCTAGAAATGGTGAGTTTTTGTAGACCGCTGTAAGAAGGAACGCTTCCCGCTTCATAGTAAGTCTCTCCTACATCAACAACGGAATACTCTGTGTTTGTTTGGCTATCGTTTTCTGTAGAGACAACTTGTGCTTTGCCAGACAACTCACGAATAATCATGACAGGCTCGCCATAATTCTTGTCTATGTCAACTATTTGTGCCGAAGCCCTAGAAGAAATGCCTTCTAGTGTTGCACCAGAAATGTTGGACACCAGACTCGTGTTTGTTTCCAACTCTACTGTCATGTCAGTTTTTTCAACAGAAACAATTCTTGCCCTGCTAGTTACAGAGAATCCATATACGGCTCCCCCTGAAAACACTGTTCCAGCAGGAATCGTTTGCTTTACTGTTTCTCCAACCAAAAATCCAGGATTGTTTCGGTCAAGAACAATGCTATAGCGATTGATGCGATCATTTGCCGTTATGAAAGCCCTCGGAGAACCGCAGTTAACAGTTTTGAGAGTAATCTTGTTTGAGACTAAATCCGCTCCCTGCTCCAAAGACTTTACAGAAACAACCTTTGCGGCTGTATATGTTTCCAAGCCAATTATCGTGTTGAACCGATCACCACTGAAATGACTGGGAGAATAAACACCAGCAGGAACATACAAAGACACATCTCTGAATGCGTCAAATTCTGATCCAGCAACCCGAGCCGTTCCATCAGAAAGAATGGGATTCTTTATTATGCCGAACTGCCTGTAAGATCCGCTTCCAATAAACTTTTCCGAGTCTTCTTCACCAATGTCAATGATGAGGATGACATCCTTTACATTCAGTTCTCGGAGAATGTTGCTTCCGTGTCCGCCTTTAGGCGATGTGATAGGACGAATCGTTGGGTGATTAGTGACAGCGGTCTTTGGACTGTTTACAAAAGCCTCTGCTCTGGAATACCCGTATCCACCATCAACAACAGAAACAGATGCTATGTTCTTGTTGTTATTCATTTTCGGCACACAATAAGCACCATATCCATCACCAACGACTCTAACAAAAGGAACGATTTCAACCGAAGCATACTGTGTAGAAGATGTTGTTGGAGTTACCACAAAATCAATGGCATCGTTCTTTACCACAAAGGTAATTCCTTGGGTACCAGAGTCCGTGGCTTCAACTATGACACCGTAATTTCCAACCTCTGATTGGTTTTTTGTGCTGCGCTCCACACGCAACATATATCCAACATAGTTCTGAAACTGAAATCCTGGACTCGTTTGCCTCAGTCTTGACAAAGATTCGCTGTTTGTAATTTTTACAATCTTGGTTTCGTCATCAACCTTTGTGAATCCAGAAACATCTATAAGCGTTGTTGTGTTGGTGGAAGAGGTTCTAAAAACCGAATTGAGATAGACACCAGCACTAGATCCAGAAGCATTTGTGACCAATGCCGCGCTGATTTCTCCGTCTATTGCCTGTGCTTGGGTATTGTACTGGTTGGATGTTTCGGTTGCTTGTGCGCTGTATGCGTAGTCAACAGGCATATAGTCCGTCAACTCGTAAGGCACATCAGATTCTACCAGTGTTGACAAATACTTCCAGGTGTATCCATCGGCTGTTGTGAAGGGTATGGAATTACCGATTCCGCTAGGTACAACCGTTGATACCGCGCCACCGCTGTTGCCAAGACACTTGTAGATGTTGTTTTCGTCTGTTACAACATAAAACACTTTAGGATTGTCTTCGTTGAAAAGTTCAACCGAATCATCGTACTGATCATAAGATGTGCCAGAAGACCACTCGTATCGCGGAAGAGCAAACACAACATTTCCAGGATTTATTTTCTTGTATGCAATGATGTTGTTCATCACATCATATTCAGCAGATACAGTATCGGAATACGCTGGAGGAGAATTGTCATTGCTCCAGGTAGTTCCTTTTGCTACAAACAAGAAATACTGATTATCGTTCCTCTCCAAGTCTGTGAGGAAACTTTCTGCATATGATCTTTGTAGCGATGCTTTTATGAATGCCATGATTTGTCCCTTAAGAGCCTATGTTAGAGTATGTATCACCCGCCAATGTGGTTCCGTTTGCAAGTCTGGTTCCAGCAGACTTGTAAACAAGATCGGGGATCTCAAAGAATTCTGAAAGTGTCATGCCACTAAACTCCGATCCGTAAGGCAGTGTTTGCAGATTTTTTCGGTTTGGGTGAGACTCTATAACCCAATACGCAGCAGTTCTTCCATAAGAACTAGCACTGTTTCTAGCGGACTGCATGGCTTCAGGCAATGTGTTTTCCATTCCATATTTCAACGACAAGTAAGCATAAACATCGTCTCGCTCTTCATCAGACAATTTACGGTCAAACACTATGACCTCAGATACAACACCAGAAAAAGAAAATGACGGATTGGTGGTATTGTTCACCAAAGCATTCACCCAATCCGTGCTGCCAACAACACCAGAACCAGTAGCAGTAGATCGCACATAGGTTCCTATTCTGGATAGAACAATGGGAGCAGTGTTGTACTGTTCCTGTGCTGCTGGAAATTGTGATTCAATGTCTGTGTCTACTAGTTCGTCTGCCACGGCTTATTCCTTTCTCAAACTCCGAATCGTCCACGAACAGAATTGAAGTTCTGTTCTATTTCGTCCAAATTCAGAGGTCTTGAATACAATCTCAATTGAGAAACCTTGCCCACAAAAGGATACCAATTTGTTGTCATTTGATTGTTGTATAACACCAAGGGAACAATACCATCACCAATGGTAATGGGTTGCGAGTACTGCCGCTGTCGCCCTGCGCGAGTGTTTTCGCCTCGGAATTGCCCGTTGACAAACATCTTGTTCACAGTATTGACCCCATCATAGGTCTGTGTAACAACGACATGATACCACTCACCAACATTACTAGTCTGTGATGATGATATGCCGTATGAAACATTTGCTCCATTCGCATCCAGCAAGTAATTCCAAAAGGAAAACTTGAATTTCACTGCATCACCAGAACTTACTGGCGCACAGTAAAAATATGGAAGATACCTTCCCATGAACATATTGATAGTATTAGAAAGTTGATCACACTTTACCCAAGCCTCCCAGGTGCAAGAGTCTGGAATATTCGTAACAACAGATGTGCGAACCACTCCCCTGCTATCAAACGAGAACACGCCACTATTTTCAGGAACAATAGTAGTGGATCCATTCATGATGGTCGTTAGACCAGAAGATCCTGCACTGCTGACTTCACTGATCTTGTCCGTCAACAGGTCTTCTATTGTTGGTTCTGTGCCATCAACAACTTCAATACGAGGACTGAAAAACTCTATCGTTTCTCCCAACTGGCGAGAGTAATACAGATACGATCTGGTGTTTGCTTTCACTGTGTTCTCGTTCCATATGAAATCCTTTATCACTGGAGTGAGCGCAGCGGATGCAGATATTCCACCAGATATGCCGATAGACCCGAGATCATATCTGCCAGTGTTGGGGTGGTTGCTGCCTGTTGCTGTTCCATATGGGTGAACATGAGCAACAAAAAGTGTCCACTTTCCGTTTCCTAGTTTGGGGTACTCTGTACTAGTAGTAAAGTACGGATTCTCCGCACTGCCTGTCTGAAAGGCTCCTCCGTCTTTGGTTGAAACTGGCAACACACCACCCGATATGTTTTTCGCATACAAGCCATAATAAAAGGAACCACGGGTGTTTCCACTAGAAATAGAAGATGTGGCAGCACGCATCCACACCGAGAAGCGGTATGTTTTTGTTGGATCCACAATCACATCAGGAGAATTGAAGCCGCCGTCACCGCTGTTGTCAAGATAGCCGAGGGTTTCACCATTGTTGTAGGAGTACTCGGGTATTCCGTTTTTGTTCTCTCCTATCCATATCTGATTGTTTCTCCCCCAAGGATCTAGTGTATACACAATCCGATTTTCTTCTATGTCTCCGTTTGGCGACCATCCACCAGGAAAACTGCTAGTGGATGTCCATGCTTCGGGAAGCAAAGCCTGTGGGGGTCTGTTGCCTGGAGCAGGATTGTAATACGGCACAACCACACCAGTAGTGAGTTCAGGGAAACTCACGAGATATTTTACACCCCGAACAAGACCAAAAACACCAACAAGAGTAACTGTGGTATACCAATTAGGGTTGCTGCTAGCACCAGGAAGACTCAGACCATCGCTGGTTCGGGAAACTCTATACCACCCACCGCCCTCATCAACAAGATTAACCGCCACTCCACCCGAACTTGTTCCATGAGCGTAAATATACACTCCAACAGTAGCAGGCATGGGCTGTCCATCTGCTCGTCTTATTCTTGCAGAAAAAGACCACAGAAAAGACTTTAGATTGGTGCTCGTGCTCCAGTTTCCTGTGCTTGATTGCAAGTAGAAGTTACCGTTCGCACCAGGTGTTATCTCGTATGTGCTTGAATTTCTGTACCTATTACTACTAGAAATCGGATAATCAAGTATGTTGTTTGTGACATCACGATATGAAAATCCAGGAACACCGCCTCCCGCATTATCTCCTCCAAAAACAAGACCACCACTCTTCAACCAGTTGATGTGTGTGTGTTTCCAAGACAGATACGGAGTCAACAGATTGGTGTCTTTGGCGTTGTACGCCACAGCATTTTCCGTTGTTACGCCGTCAATTTGAAGAAAAAGACCGTTGTTGATCACATAATTTTCAGAAGAAGGAGGGTTGACTCTACAAATTTTCCGATTTATAACTTCCGAATAGTTCTTTGACTCATCACCATTCAAGAATGTTCGGATGCGAGAATTCTCTTCTCGGATCCATTCACCCACTACCGTTCCAAGACAAACACCTGAAACATGGGGATCGTATGATATGGTGTTTTGTTGTAGTTGTGTTTGATCTCCTGCTGGACGGAATCCCACAAGACCAACAGGAGTGCTGCTTGGATACAGCACATTTCCTGCCGATGTGATCTTGTAGTATTGACTTGTGACCTTGTTTGGATCACGGTCTGTTTGATTGTACGAACGATGGAACAACACCGAATCGTTTGACGGTACACGCAAATCTGATTTAGATGAGACAAAACCTATTCCCTTGTCCCAATCTTCATTGGTGGATCGCATTACAACAAATATGTCTGCGTCCGCATTTAGCGTGATGGGTCTAGTAAGGTTCATATGATAGCCAGTCATTATTCTGGCAGCAGTTACTCCATTACCGTGGGTTTTACCAAACCCAATAAGACCACCAAGAGTATATCCATCTCCACCTATGGTCACAACAGTACCAGGAGAATACAACACTCCTCCGTTGAAGCACACTCCTGTTGCGCCAGCAGCGGATCGGAAAGCAAGCACTGGACGCAGTTTGTCAACGGTGAGTCCTGCATAAGAGAATGACTGTATTCCAGTGCTAGAAGTAAATGACGGAACAACAGGAGTTCCTTTGTATGAGAACTCAGTTATGGTAATAGAGTGACCGCTTTCGGTTCCCCAAGCACCGCTCGCCGCATGGAAAGAAGAATCCATATAGAAGGTTTTTCCGTATCCAGAGAAAACTCTTCTTTTTTCTACTCCGCTGGAACGATAGACAATGTACGGCTCTTCATATTCAATATCAAAAACAGTGTTGTCCAAACCATCAAGGTCTGTTCCAGTATTCTCAATTACACCACGGTTAACACCGAGTTCGTATGCGGAAACTTTTCTAGGTTCTGTTAAATACGGTCCATACGGTCCATAAGAATACATTGCATAATTTAAACCCGTAAATCCTGGTGTTGAAGTTGGACTTTCACTCAGTCCAATCATAAACAGTTTTCCGTTTGCATAACCACCACACAAACCATTAGGAACAAAAGAAAGTTTCGTTATGGGATTCGTGTTGTCATATGCTTGCAGATTCCAAAACGCAGCAGAGGTGGAAACTTTGGTGATGTGTGCGATACCGTTCCACTCACTCCAGTTTGGGGGCAGCGCGTGGTTCTGTTGCGGAGAAGCGTCTCGCCAGACATCCACGCTTGCTCCATTCACTACGGATCCACACACTCCGATGTTCTCTGGTTTCAGCCACAGCATCATGCCAGGAATGGTTGCTATGTTGGGATTCTTTTCCTTTTTTGCTCGCCAAGCAGTTATTCCGCCAAGAGGAGATCCAACAGGATTGTGTGCGGTCATGCCGTTTTCAGAAACAACAGTATAGGTGTATCCCCCACCTTTACCGACAAACACCGATCCAATAGACGCTGATGTTCCGTCTGGTCCTAGATCGGTTGCATTGTTTATGTACGGATTGTATCCTAGCGGATAGTAATCTCCAGTGGATCCATACCACCGACCTCCAGAAAAAGAAGCACCAGGAGGAGAAGTCTTGTATGGGTGATTGGTTGGAAGTTTGGAAGCCATGCCATACTTGTGGGCAAGATAGCCTTCAATCTTCTGCCTGTCTTCTGCTCCAACATCCCCCTCATACAGAAGAACTTCCGCGATTTCTCCGTCAAACTGACGAGTAATGCTGTTGCTCACACATCCTATTCCAAGTGTATACCCCACTATATTAACACTTGGAGCATAGGCTTGTGCAACCGTTCCAAGACACAATCCATTCAAAAACAAAGAAAGCGGTCCTTGAGGGTACGGAGTATTTACTGTTTTCTTGTATGTGCTGCACAGCAATTTCCACTCACCAGTAGATCCAATGCCAGCAACAACAAAAGGTCTGTTGGAACTACTGTAGTAGTTGTAGCACAGTGCTTTGAGAGAAGTATCGTTCGTTCCAGTCCGCCCAAGCATTAGTCCATGCCACCCACCAGCATCGCCAACCAACCACTGTTGTGATTCACTATTGATTGAACCAACACTTCCGATTACTCCAACGGAAGCAGGCTTGCACACGATAAAATATGAGCGATCAAGAGTAAGACCCAATGCACCGATAGTGACACCAGACATGAAACCTGTTGAGCGGAGTCTACCGTAATCAACACCAGTAAAATCTGGATTCGTTGCTTGAGTGGGTCTAATTTGAACTGATGGGTGTGTGTTTACAGCATTCGGAACATATTTTGGTGTGAGCCATTGTTCTGTGGTTGGAGAAACTCCAGTCGTTGCCGTATTAGCATCAACAAATGTGACTCCATTATTGATGCTGTTCCAATACCTAACTCCCCATGCAACGCTCCTGTCCACCAAACTCTCCACACCAGACGACACTCCACTACTGGTAGGACCAGAAATATTGTATCCACTCAGCCACACCTGAAGAGTCGCGCCCTTTACTTGGTTGGGCAAGAAATAGCCATTTCGGAGATCGTTGAATGTGCGAAGCGCATACGGAGTATAGCGACCGATGATTGGATTTTCGGAAATAGTAGCCTGACTGCTCGCACTAATCCGATTGTTCACAACAGAGTTGACCAAAACAGAACCAATCATCTTCATGCCAGAAGGGTGAATGATTTGCTTTAGCGTTTCAAAATAGGTATCAAACGACGCTTGAGCCTTCAAAACATACGAATACACCTGATAGTAGTCGCTGTCTTGCAAACGCTTGTTTGCTGAAGCCTTTCCGCTATTTCCAGAAAAATACCCAGGATACTCTGTGATTGCGCTTGTTAGAGCAACCACCCTAGAGTCCTTGATACCGTTTTGGTTAAAGATATCCACCACAACATCGGCAGAGTAATTCAAACCAGAGTTTATGATGGATAGTTTTTTGATGCCGCCAGACAGACTTACTTGATCAACTTTGGCAGAAAATCCAATTCCAAACGGATCAATAACAATAACAGTATCACCTATGCGATACTCGGATCCAGGAACATCAACAAAAAACTGACCAAGCACCGAAAAAGAAGTCTCTTCCAGTGTTCCATCAGCATTGCTGTACACAACTGATCGGTTTGGCTTGAACTCTCCCACTATGTTCGTGAGAAATGCCTCGGTGACATCATATCCATAAAACTTGTACTGTATGATGTTGTCTATGAATGCTCGCGCAACAAGTTCAACACCATCATACTGAGTCAATTCACCGCCGATATAAGAAAACAACGCATTTCCGTTTGAACTTGTCGTCTTGATGCTTTTTGGCTCTACCCACTGACCATTGGATGCTTTTAATATGTCGTTTCTCGGATAGTATATCTCCAAATCACTATCATAGAGAATCTTGAACAGAAAACGATAGGCACTTTCAGTACCCTTGTTGCCATAAAAATCTCGTATCTTCTTCAGAAGCAGATTTTTGTTTGGCTTGTTTCCAGACTCGTTTGTGGCAAGTTCTTCGGGAAAGGATTGAAGATATGTGTTCTTGAAGTGGCTATAGAATTGCTCTGCATTGCTGTCAACATCAGCAGCAGTTTGCATATTCGCTATGACATATGATGGGTTTCCAACACCATCCATCCACTCATAATAGGCTTTGATCAGGAGTATGAGTTTTCGGTAATCACTACGAACAAATGAGGGAAACTGTTCCTCTATAAAAGGAGACAGAATCTTCTCAAGAGTCTCGTCTGATGTATTCAGTATGATGTTCTTTATGTCGCTCATCTACGCCTCAAAGTGTATTCTTTCGGGTGTTCTGACTAACAACACTCACATTCACAGAATCAGAGTACCCACGATTGATCTTGAATATCTTGTTTTCAAACACGAATAGATCACTGTATCTCGGCTCTACTGTAACCGTAAACAAAAATCCGCCAACAGGATTGAAGTTTGTAGAAAAACGGATGACTCCTGTATCGTAATCAATTGTTCCGATATTCTGATAGACAAGTTTCCTGTTTCCGTTTTGGTCTGTGGTGACCAAGTTTATCGTACCGTTGCCATCATCAACACCAGTTACATTCTGATACAACACACCAAATTTGTCTCTGTGCGCTACTTCGCTGGTTGTCATCTGCGGCGGACGACCGCCTTCACCGTAACTCACTCGGCTCAAAGGATTTTTGAAATCCAAAACAAATCCTTTGGATGCTGTGAGTGTTGATAGGTCAATCAATTTTCTCAGTTTAACCGTTGTCTGATTGCTCAGAATGGAACCGTTCAAAGAGTTGATGCCTTGAACCACTTTGGAAAGATACAGATTGGATCCAAAAGACTCTAGCGAGTTTGCCGAATATGTGTATATGTACGCAACAATAAGTGCTTTCAGAGTACCTATACCGATTGCTGTTTTATTCGGATCAATAGTAACAACTGAATCAAAAATCACATCAATGTAATCAGGGTCTACTATTTCAGGAGTAACAGTAAGAACAGAGCGGGTTTTTCGTAATGTGTCCGTCAATGTTTTTTTCTCTTGACTTGTAAGAGCAAGTCCAGAGTTTGGTTTTATTGCTATGAAAACCTTCCCGTATTGCGGAGGATTAACAGTTTCTCCTCCATACACATAAACCGAAGCAGCATTTGGATACTCTTTCATCACTGCTGATGTGTAGTCGGATTCTGTTACTGCTCTATTTTGTGACTGATAGAATCTCGGAGCAAGAAACTTTATCTTGGAAACACTCTCCTCAAGAGAACCACCGCTAGAAGGACTAACAACAGTAATATTTCCAAGACCAGAGATGCTTGTGCTGAATCTATTGATGCCGTTTCCAACATCCCCGTTCGTTTCCAAGTATTCCACAATCACGATATTTCCTGCTTCTGGCTGCTTTCCTAAAAAGTTGTCTCCGAAAAACAACTCGTACATACCAGTTTCGCGCTCTTGAAGGAAGAATACTTTTGATGTTGGTGTCAGATCAATATATGATTCGGTATAAGACCAAGCGTCTTCCATGCCAGTATTGTCGGTTGCCGAAGACTTCACCCTAACACGAATGGTGCTAGTGTCTATTTTGTCATTCGGAATCAACAGGTATGATCCTGTGCGCTTTGTTGGATCATACACATAACTCATGCGGCGAAGAATCCCTTCATGCACAGTTATGTTCTGAAATGATTGTGTGTCCGAATCAGCATAAACTGTATCCAAAAGAACAAACCGATACTGTGTTCCAGCAGGATCCGTTCCCAAAAACTCAGAGCCGCGAGAAAGGTATGTGGTTTCAGAAGAACCCGCAGCAGACACACCAAGTATAGCCTTTGCTGCTCGGCGCGATGTTGGAACATATCCTATTGTTTTAGCATGAGACACCACTGATGGACGAAGCAATGCACTATCCAAAAACATCTCATTTGCTACCATGTTTGCATAAAAAGCCTGATAGTGGGTGTTGTACGCCAACACATCCAGCACAGTACTCAACACAGAACCATCAAAGTTATAGTCTTTGAGTGTGTCTTGTGACTGCAAAAACGCTTTGAGTGATGCTTTTGCGTCATTGAAATCAAGACCAATGATGTTGAAGTTATTTGTGTTCGGCATCAGCGAACCCTTTCTAGTACTACTGATATGCGGTCATTTCTACCGATAGCAACAATAGAATACTCAAGATTCACTGTGTATGAGTTCTCGTCTGGATTTGCAATAACATCAACAACCACATTTCCGACCCGAGGTTCGTGGTTTTTGATTGTCTGTATTACTCTGTCTCGTATCTCAAGTGTGGTTATAGCGTCTATTGGTTCAAACAACATGGATCGCAAAGAACACCCAATAGTAGGCTGAAAAAGCCTTTCACCGAAAGCCGTAGACAGCAAATTCTTGAGAGAAAGCCTAATGGCAGAATCGTTCTGAACAAGCATAGCATCCGATGTCTTCGGATTTCTAGTAAAAGAAGGATCCAGATCAGTAAAAACTGGTTTAGATGTTCCGCCGACTGCTTGTAGTGCCATTACTTTTTACCTGCTTTGGTTGCTATATGGGAGTTTATCTGCGATACACTGTTTGATATTACTTCTTCCAGCGTGCGTTCACTCACGCCTTCTGCCTCTATCTGATCCAATCCCTCATCCGAACACCACTGACAGCAAACAAAACCAAGTGGAGTAAGTCCATCAAAGCATTTCAAGGGACTCATGCTGAAATGCTGCACATTATTTATCTCAAGACTTGAACGAAACGCGGACGGAGGTAGAGATGAAACCCGCAAAATCTTATTTGGTGTTTCGTCAAGTATACGCACCAAATCCATGTATCGCGTGAGCAGCACATCCTGTGACTCTAGCAATATGCTTGAAATGGTGGAATCGTTTGATTCGTGTGTCACCGAGAATCGCTTGATGGATGTGCCGTCTGCAAAAGAACCGCCGTTGTGAAACTGAAAAATAAGGCAGCGAGAAGCCCTGGCGACCAAGCGAAGTTCGGTTAGAAGTTCATGGATGCGGCTGTGCTGCTCTGCAAACATTTTGTTCTGTTTGGTGGTGATTCCTATGTGCCACTTGCGTTTGCGTATGGCTCCAATGACACCAATCACCACACCTATGATCAGAGTTCCAAGAAGTTCTCCGAATGTGGTGGCGAATTCTTTGAAATTGGTTACAAAATCTGGTGTACTCATCTTGCGCTTGTCCCGAAACCTGTGGGCGTACCTCCACGCACTGCATTAAGGAAGTCTGAACTCACTAAACTACCGTTCAGCGTGCTACCTAACTTGAAGCACGGATCGGTGTTTGCCTCGTTGATGAGGTTGGCGAGCGAGTTGATGCTTGTATATTTTTGAATGAAGTTTGCGGCTTCGTTCTGTATGGATGTGGTCAGATCCACCACGCTCTGTATGGCAGCGTTTGCCGCGTCCAGAGACTGAAATGCTGAATCCAATCCCGATCTTAAACTCTCAACTGCTTCGGCAGTGGCTGTTCCAAGACCAGGATCAAACTGATTCAACACTCTCTCAATATCCACATTTGCGGCAACTGCAAACTGAATGCTCAACTGACCGTTTTCGTTCACCACTTGCAGCCCACCACCAATATCAAGTCCTTCAATTCCAAGCGCACACGCAAGTTCTCCATACAGACTCAACGAACTAATGATGTTTACAAGTTGTCGCGGATCAGTAAGACGATTGCACTCTGCCTCAAAACCATTAACGATTCCTTGCAGTTGATTCAACTTGTTTTGCCCTTGCAGCAAGGACGGCAAGGCACCATTGAGCAATCCTGTTGTTCCACCCACTTGTGCTGCACTTATGAGTTGTTCTATCCTGAATGCGTTTGCGCCACCCAACTGCCGTGCTATACCGATAGCGGCAGCATTTGGATTCTTCAACATCTCACTAGACAGACCAAAGTTGAGAATACCCTTCTCGCCATCCGTCAGTTTCTGCTTGCATGGACACTGTTGGTCTGCCATAGATTACCCCACAAAGAAAGTGCTTGAACCTGTCGGCTGATGACCGCAACTAGCCTGACTCGCAATGGTGCAGACAGGAATCCCCCCAAGCACAAAATTTGGGTTTCCCTGAACCATGACTGCGCTATCGTGTTCGTTGTTGCCGTGATCTTGTACAGGATTGCCTTCTACAGACACAGGAAATCCATCAACGAAAAAGAAGGGGTTTCCCACCAGTATGGTTCCCCCTGCGGTATCTGCGTTGGCTCTGCACACTCCAAATCCTGGCATACAACCTCCCGTTTAGGTATATGAGCCACCATCAACAGAATCGTCCCCCAACCCATCACCAAGCACAGCGAATCCCGAACCACTTTCTTCAGGCAAAAGACCTCTGGTGGTTTCCACTGTACAGACATAGGTGATGCCGTTTCGCTCTACAACATCACCATAGACATAAACCGTATATTCGGAAGTGCCTTCAATGTATTTTTTATGTCTACCTCGGTATTTCACGATCCACCACCCTTTACATCCACCCGCTTGGGCTTCAGCACAGGCTCGCCAGAGTTCACCTCTATGCGCTTGCCCTGCTGCATGACCATTACATTGCTGTCCGTGATGAATGTAATCGTTCTGCCAGAGAATCCGATATCGCCATCCGCATAGAACTCAATGGTCTTGCCTGAAGCCTTGAGCGAGCCTTCAATCTGCAAGTCCACATTGTTCTTTGCCAGTATTTTTGTGTCGCCATTGATCTGAATATTGCCGCCGCCATTGATCGTGAGATTGATTGCGCCGTCAATCACAAGATTCAGTCCCTGCTGTCCCTTGATGTACACTTTCTTGTCCCCGTGAACGATTTCGTAGTCATCGCCAACGATTCGCTGCACACGGGTTCCGTCTGGATTGTTCTGCCAACCGCTGCCGATTTCAGTGAATGTTCCTGACTCGTGGAACTGATGAATTCGTTCTGCGCCAGGTGTATCATCCCACTCCTCAATGTGTCCGCTCTCGGTATACTTCACATGGTTCTTGGGATACTCTGCCGCATACGGTGTCTGTGGCTCGCTCCACTTGCCGCCGCCTGCAATGTCTGGTGTGCTTGGAATGTCCACCTGAACGGTGGAAGCCCTGTACGCAGCCACCGTACCCTTCATCTTTTCTTCGTCATCGTTTCGGGCAAGGCGATTGGTGTCCTGCTCTCCAATCACCGAAACGCCAATTGGAAACTTCTTTGCCTCTACATCAGAAGGCTTTGCAGGATACCGCCCGCTTGGATCAGCAAAGCCTTTGCTTGTGTCTGCTTGCTCAAGCGGAACACCACCAAACGATCCAATCATTACAGGATCTTGCGCTTCGTCCCCGTCCCTGAAGAATCCAAACACATGAGAACCCACAAGCAGCCCCGTAGGAGACTGACCGATTCCCGAAACCGCAGCACTGGTGATGGGCTGCATGGGATACGCCCACGGTAGTGCTGCTGTGGGAAGTTCAACAAGATCAGCAGAATGAAAGCCAAATATTCTGACACGGCATCGCCCAAGATACATGGGATCCGCAGTGTCTTCAACAACACCGTGCCACCAAAAAAATCCTTCTTTTCCTAAAGAACCTTTCATTACACCCCCATACAATTCCTAGAAAGTTCATACTTGCAACTGTATGAGGTAGAAAGAGTGTGTTTGACCGTGGTGATCATGTACTCTCCGCTCATGTTCTTATCATCCTGATCATCAAGAGATGTAACATCAGACTGTGGTTTTGGCACTCGTATTTTAACAATGTCTCCAACTCTACGCCTGCTATCTCCAAAAACCTGTATTACAAGTTTTTGAGTAAGGAATGTATTGATGTGATAGTTCCGTTTTAAGTGTAGTGCCTCTGGCTTAAAATTGTCTTCTATAGGATTGCTCTTGCTGTGTACAGTATATCCAGTTGAAGGCAAATAGAAATACGATGTACCTTTAGATAGGAGTCTTCGCGCATCAGGATCTTGTGGCTTGAAGTGGTTGTTTGTTCCTAGTTTTTTCATGCTATCAAACACATCAGACTCAAAGAATTCTGATTCGCGCGCCTGCTTCCTAAGCAAGTCATGAACAATCAGACGAGAAGAAACTGTGCCAGACATGATATTCTCTGCTGCATCAAAACGATTCAACTCTTCCAATTTCTGTATCTTGTGATATCGTGTTGGCAAGACACTATCAAAACCCAGATTTTGCTTTTCACCAGACACTATTCCTATGTTAGGCGCAGTGTACAAGTATGTGGTGATGTTAGATGAACCAGTCTCAATGATGTTGGATATACTTTGAAACCTATGTCCGTCTAGTGTTTCGTAAAACAAAAACGGACTATATTCTTTTCCCGTTGCAGCAAACGCTTTGGTTGCAAGCCAACTAACGGCTTTGAATGGAGTGTAAAATCCAGACAGAACAAACGAGTAGTTGTCTCTAGTAGTCTCTACAAACAAACGATCAGTCCACAACGACTCGGGAAAATGTTTCTTGAATACAGTCCGAACCATATCTGCTACAGAACCACTGAGAGCGTATCCACAATACTCCGAAAAATTGAAGTATCCACCCTCACTCATCAGATGCAGAACATACCTCTGCGATTTTCCGTTTGGATCTATTTCTACGGTATCCAAACGATAAACTCGGAACACCAGTTCTACTGGCTGAAAAGAGTCTATGTCTGTCTTGAATGAAAGCGTAATCTTTTCTTGTCCAGTAATAGGGAATCGTTCTGGAAAGTTGTGTCCGTCTTCCACGAATACCTTTGCGGTGACATACGGAGAAAATATGTCCTCGTATATCTCTATGTACCTAAACAATCCAGTGAGATTCAATTCTGAACCACTGACAAGGGAGTGCAACACAAACTTTTCTAGTTTGTAGTTTCCTGCTGCAAGTGCTTCTCCGCCATGTCCACTTATACTACTCATGTTAGACTCTCAAAAGTGATTCAAGTTGTTCAAGAGCATCACGCTTGTATCGCGGATGCAAAATCTTGATGGTTCTCTTTTCATCATTCAACCTGTATTCATTCAAGTAGTTGCTCACAGCATAATTGTTGTTTGCCGATCCACACAAACCCATATATCGTCCAACAAATGTTTCTCCGAAAGCAACAACGCCAGAACCAACATAGGACACTCCTTGCGTGGAAGAAGGGTACTCATTTCCCGTGGAACCGACTACTCCACCCAAAAGAGAATACTCGGAAGACTCCTTTGTAAGAGGATCAACCGTCATTCTCTCGTTTGCCGAGCAAACGCCAGATGGTCTGGTGATCTCAAAATGGTGTACTGCATTAGTAGAAGGCTCAACACGCTTAATGTTGATGTCTACTGTATTGACCTTAGTCACTTCTACACCAGTGATGTAAAAAACTGTGTTCACGGGGTTACTGGTTCCGCTTCTGAGAACCATTATGTTACCGTTAGTACCACTGACCACCACCTGTGTGTAGAAATCTGTTTTGATTCTGGCTATTTTGCCGCGCATAGACGAATCATACTTTTCTACCGCAACTCTGTTATTCAGCGCAAGATTGTCTGATTGCCAATTCAACAAGGACAATCCAGAGTCGTTTGAATACACATAACTACTAACCCGATATAGATTTCCCTGCTCAAAGGTGTTTGGGCGAATGTCTAAAACTGTGACCCGTCCGTTGGCTGCACTAGTCTTTACGCACTTCAGCCAATAAGAAGAAACTGACTTCATCTCGTTCCGAGCGGATTGCGGTATAGAAGATTCCCCATCAATTTCTACACGGGTGACAGTAAATTCATATCCACCCCATGTTCCAGGAAAACCACTGGTTGCATAGGAATCGTTCATGTAGTTGACAGAATCTACAGCAGGAAGTTCCACAAATGAAGTGCTGCCTGAACCAGTGGTATATCCATATCCAGCAACAGTAAGTTTGCACATGGGAGCAGAGTAGTCTAATACACGATAGCCCAAACCGTTCTGCCATAAAGTGCAGCCGCTATTGAAATTGGTGTTGAACAAAAAGCCGTCTTGTTGATTCGCAAAAAAGACAGAGGTTGATCCGTATTTCTTTTGGATGTAGTCCTCCATGACTTGTCCTGACTTGTACCATCCGTGATACGGATCTATAATGTCATTTGTCATCATGACCAACCAATGATACGAAGGATCTCCGTATACTCTTTCGGCTATGTGTTCTGGACGCTCGCCGTCTTTTATGCTGTACTCTATGAAAGCACCATCATTTGACTTCAAATCGTCATTCAAGGCTACTCGTCTAAGCAAGTTTGTCACAAAAACAAACTTGAAAGCAGACCCATCCCTGACAGGGTACTGTAGTACAGGAAACTTTGAAAAGTACGGCATCAGAAGCCCCTATCCACGGTTTCGCGTGTTAGTTGTCCCATTTCACTGAAGTTGAGTGTCATGGTAATTGCTGTTGGTGAGTTGTCTTTAAAAGTGCTGAAGATAGAATTCGCTGTGTAATCCACAGATATACTGTTCAAAGCACATCTTCCGATTTTTGGCAGATACTCGTTTTCTACAAATCCAACTTGATTTATGTTTGGATTGGAAGACAAGAACCGAATTTCAAACTCAGCAGGTGTACGCAAAACAATCTGTACCTGATTGGATTCATCTGTTCCAGCATTTTCTGATGTCGCTGGATGAGCATGATATCTGAATGTTTCTATTATGTCTCGGATGGTATCAACCTCTGCTTTGTTTCTAGGATAGAACTCCCAAGAGAAAGCAAAATTCCTAAAGTCTTTTTGCCTGAATAGTTTTTCAAGTCTTGGATTTATGACCTCTCCTCTTGCAGACTGAACCGCACCACCAGCAAACTTGTCTCCGAGAATCTGCGCTCCTGCTGCTATTCCTTGTCGCAAAGACGGAGACAATTCACCGCCCAATGCATCAAATGCGGCACCCGCTACGGACTGATTGCTGTCTTCGTATTGAAATGAGTCTTCGTTGTTCACTTTGGTACAAAACGGAAGATAGATGGAAACCATCTGATCATACACAGCCTCGGTTTTGAATTCTTTGGCAACAGCAGCACCAGCAACTCCAGCAAGACCAACTGCTAGACCTCCTCCAGCAACAACACCAGCAGCAGTCAAAGACCCGCGAACACCAGCACCAGTCAACAGACCAATGGCTCCTGCTGCAAGACCCCCGATACCGCTATAAGCAGCAGTATTAACTACTCCCTGTCCAACGCTGCCCGATTCTATATTTTCACTCAATCTGTTCTGAACCTGCAATCGTTCTCTTTCATCCAGACCAATCTTTCCTGCGCCATTAGTGAGTTCAGCCTCTATGCTGGACAGCCGTGACTGCTCTGCCCAAACGGTTTGTTCAAGTATTTGTCTGGCTTTGCCTGGATTTGTCTGCAACAGAGTAGCAATATTATCATTACTGCTCGGATCTACCGCTC